AAGACAGCTTACGGCTCCGTTGCTGGAGACGCCGCCTGGTCTGGTGCTACTTCTAACCCAATTGAAGACATCCTAACCCTCAAGCGTGCAGTCGCCAACCAAATCGGTATCCGTCCAAACTCCGCAGTCGTCGGTACTGCCGTGTTTGACCTCTTGCTGACCAACGAGAAGATCCTTGATCGTATCAAGTACACATCCGCAGACAGCGTCGACACTGACGTCATTGCTCGCTACTTCGGTCTTGAGCGTGGCCTACGTGTTGCCGAAGGTCGTTACTTAGCGCAAGATGGAACCCTACAGCCGGTATTCCCAGCTAACGGTATCCTTCTGTTCTACAGCCCTAACGGTCCTTCTGATTCCATCATGCCTGCTGGTGGTGCGAATGCTGCGACTCCTGCCTTCTCTTACACGTATGCTAACAACATCGTTTCTTTTAAACGAGCTGAATGCGTGGTTTGATGGTAACATCAAATTACTCGCCTGATCCGCGAGTCAATGGGGTGAATTGCTGGGAAGCCTACGGCTTCAAACGAGAGTTTGAAACTATGGTAATCAGCAGCGAAGCGTTTTCGGGAGAAAACGAACGTTCAACGACTAACAGCATACCACTAGAACAGTGATGAAGCTGACACGAGCGCCCCACTCCCTAAACCCTCAAAGTTAAAGGGAAGAAGATATAGTCTGATCTTCACAGAAATGTGAAGAAATAAGGGATAAAGAGCCCTTATGATAACACAAATGATCAGCTCACAGGCACCCCAGCCGTCCGTCCCGAATACTACATTCGTGAACGCCGCGTTGTTCGTGCTGAAATCACAATTGAACGTGTGGTTAACCTAGTTGGCCTCGGCGCAACTGGTCTTATCGGTTCTGGCGCTATGATCACCAACATCCTATCCTGATAAGGGAAGGTACTAAGGAGGTGACCCAATGGCAATTCTCAGACCGATTACAAAGTCTCAGTACGAAGTTAGCTTCGTAGCTCCTGACGGACCCACACTAATCGCCACGTTTACAAAATTCAGCGGAATCAAGGATTCCTCAAGTAGCAGTGACTACGCCAATGGTACTGGTAACCGTATTTACAAAGTTGTAGGCCCCAAAAAGGTAGACAACATCTCCCTTTCTGCTCCGTACGATCCCACGATCTTCAAGCAGTTAGAAATTTACTGGTTACAGTATAATTGCAGAGAAATCACAGTTACAGTTACTCCGAAAGACTGTGTTGGAAACGGATCAGCACCCGCTGGCGGCCAATACACTTGCTACGGATGTCAGTTCATGTCTCTTAATACCGCCGATGTTGACCGTGAAAGCGGCAATGTCCAGGAGATTGAGATTCAATTAACCGTGAACTCTTGGGACCGAACCTGATTCACAACTCGAAAAGCCCCCTAACCGGGGCTTTTTTGTGTCCACAAGAGGGTAAAACCTTTGTAAGAATAGACCTTAAGAAGAAATGGCCAAAACTCTATTTTCAAGTGGCGTTGTCGTAACAAGTGAGTGGCTAAATGGTGCAAGGAACATTGTTTTCGACGGCCAAGACCTTGACTGGCACTACGACCCCTTGGGTCTCGACGACCTTGAAAAAACAGGGCCTACAGGCTTAGACAGCCGCTACGTCACACTAACCACTGAGCAACCCACTTTGTCGGGCACCGGTCAACTTCTGTCTGGTATTCCGGTTTCCGGTTCAAAAGTTGTCACAGGGTACTGGGGCTTCGGATTTGACCCCGCTTCAAACCCCACACTCACTCAGAACTATAACAAAGCTCCGCGAAGTTTCCTGACCAACCTTAAGTACAATAACGCCAACGGCATCAGCCCATCCTCAACCAGCCAGAAATTTGCAGCGTTAGCAGACGCAGACCTTGTAACGAAAAAAGTATTGTCCGACCAGTTGAATGCTCTTGTGGTGGACAACGGTACATACTGAACGGAGAATTTAAATGCCACGTTATTCACCGTTACCGTCGGTTTCCATTGACCCGCGCAATGAAGCTGACCTGGTTCAAGCAGCGGCTCAAACCGTTTACGAAGCATCTAACAAAACCCTTAACGACTTCAGTGCGGGAAACCCCCTCGCTGTCCTCCTTGAGGGGCAGGCTTTTGCGCAGGGAGAATTCTTGTTCTGGGCCAACCAGCTCCCTGACAAAATTCTCATTGAGTGGATCGGACCCTTTTTGGGGGCAATGAGGAGGCTCGGAACAACCTCAACAGCTGAATTGGTAATTTCGGTACCCCCAACAAAGAGTTCCACTGTTATTCCTGCGGGGGCCCTATTCTCTACGAACCCCCAGCTAACCTCAGGAGAAAGCTACGAGTTTTTTACAAGCTCCGACCTGGTGATTCCGCCTGGGGACCTCACCGGCAAAGTCCCCGTTTACTCTAAGTTTGTTGGCGCCGCCTACAATGTTCCCGCAAACTCAATCACCGGAACTTCAAACACAGGGACACTCAACTTATCCGCAACAAACCCTCAACCGTCTGTAGGCGGAAGTGACGTCGAGACTTTTCAGGAAGTTCAGGAAAGATTCTTCACTCTAATTCGCAGGAGAAACCCCGTCAGTGGATCCGACTGGCAAGATTTTTTCACTGACTTGTATGGCATAGGCACTTTGACCTCTGTCCAGCCGAACCGCTCCAGCTTCTACGGATACAACTACACACAAGACTACCTTCGCCCCAATGGGCAGGTGTCGTTTTTCGTGCTTGGGCCAAACGGTCAAGAACTTACAACTCAGCAACTGTCGCTGGGTCAAAACGCAGTAAATTTCTCTGTCCCGATTGAGAATCAAGGGCACCTATTCCCCATTACGCTAAGCCAAGTTCAGTACAACTTAACCGTTGAAGTGGACTCCAACGGGACTTTCGGGTCAAACTTTAAGGAGTCTGCACTCAATTTTCGAGACCGTCTCTTCTCAGTCTTCACACCTGGGCAGGTTTTTCCTGCGAACGTGACTCCGACTGTGAGCGACATCGACGCAGCGTTCTACGCAACTTTCGACACGAACACAAGGTTCAAAGACCCTTCTGTAAAAGTATCAACAGCCTACAACACTCCGAACTCCCTCAATAAGAACGCGTCGGTATACACAAATATCTACGACTTTTCCGCGTCCGACAACCTGCTGGAAGAGGGTAACCTTGTACTCGTCAATAGCCCCGCACCAACCTTCTACCCGGTAGAGTCAAACTTTACACCCTACTCCTCGAACAAGAAAGATCAGACGGTTTACGGCAACCTTACGCTCAAACAGATTAGACCGCTAACCTCCGGGTCCTACTCCCTTGGTGACATAGTGTACCACGACGGCTCCGGTGATCCGGCCCAGCAAGGGTTGCACATCGTCCTAGAGAACTTAAGCATCGGTTCTTCTTCCGCCGTTTCTTCATACATCCTGAACGGGAAAATCTCCGCAGTGAAAACCTTTTCACCGTGGGAAATTGGAAACTCTTTCACGTATTCCTCTGGTGGTACAATAAACCCTGAAATTGTGGAATATGACTACTTATCAGGAGATTTCATTCCTCAAAGTCCCTCTGCAGTACCCTTAAATAGCCGTGCAGGAGGATTTGCCTGGCTAGTTTCAAAAAACTTTACACTCAACCCGTCCACCAACGATATTACTGGTGCTCAGGCAGAGTTTTTAGTTGGGCTGCCGGTGGTTCCTGCTCAGCTTACTGCGGGGTTGTCCTATGCTCAAGGAACGTGGGTTTCTACTCCCCAAGTAGGAGGAGGGCCCAATCCCGTTGTTGACCCTCACTACAACTACGTAGACTTAACAAAGGGCGCAATTGTGAAGTACGCCCGTGTAAATGCTGGTTTCACCTATAGACCAAATCAGCTATCCGTTAAGGAATACTTTAGTAATCTTGTTGATTCGGGAATCCTATCTGAGACCATCGTGTTCAACGGGAATGGTGGCTTACCTTTGTACAAGTACAAAGCTCGGTTCAAGCCAGGACAGTACCTGTTGTACAAGGAAACTTCGTCTTCTCCAGCCACGTACTACGTTGCGACTTCGCACTTCACTCCGAGTAGCACCAACATACAAGATTTGCTTAACGAAGGGTTGGTTTATAACCTTGCCCCTAACCCTGCACTTCAGACTCAATTAGCTTCCGAGCTAACGAACAACACACTCCTGCGAAAATTTGACAGAATGTTCACCTTTTTTCAGGGTGATCGCACGTTCTTTCGAGAAGGTTCCGATGTGAAATCCTACACCGCCACCTCCGCAGTCACCCCCCTATTTGACTTTAGCATATATCTGAATAACGGCGTGTTCGTAAAGTCTGAGGAATTCGGCCCATCCCTTCCCCCCGTAGACGACTACATTCCTTACTTCAACCCCGCATACCTGAACGCCACGGAAGACACGATCTTGAGTGAAGACGGTCGGAACTATTACAGAGTCATGAAGTCATTCACACCCCAGAAAACAGTAACGAACTGGTCCGGCTTACCCGCCGACAACACTGCAAGGTACGAAGAGTACGCGGGCAACTTACTACGGTACGTAGTTTCCTATCGCTGTGAAGAGCCGGTGCTGTCCCAGTACGGTGTGGAAACATCTTCGATTAAGCTTGGATCCTGCCAAATAACTGTTGTTCCTCGGAACTCCGGAAGGAACTTTAGCTCGTCACCAAGTTTAACATACGTGTGGGAAAACACCTCAACCTTGAGTCAAATTCCCGACTTATCCTGGTACACGGGAACAACTTTTGCACTTAGCCCGCCGAACTACGGAGAGGGGACGTTAGCGCTATGAGTCAGAATCTGGTCGCATTGAACGGGGGGACTGCGCAAATTGAAACATCTTCTACTTTCGAGCAAGGAGTGAATCTTTCCTCCCAATACGTGGATGCGCTTAAGCTCAACCCTCACCCAACTGAGTGGGTTGAAAACGGGAGGCCCATCTACGCACGTTTGCCGTCGGCCTCACAACTCTACAAATTGGACTTTGGACTCGATGACGAATTCGCCCATACTTACATTCCCGTGGGGGGCGGTCGCTCAGGGACCGGGTCACTTCAGGTTCAGTCTTCCGGAGAAAACAAATTCTTGACAGTTCAGTCCGGAGTTGTAGTTTGGAAGTATGGGAGCTTAACAGTTGACCCTGTGATCATAAGCTTGGAAGAAATGGGAATGATAAGCACAAAGTACCTGCTGGCCTACCAACTTTACTACGACGACTCACCCTTTGTCGCTGAGTACTCTGTCAATAAATTTTCCTTGTCCGGGTACGATTTAAGAGTGGGGGGTAGCACAGACACTGTGTCAGGGTGGAGATACAACCCCGCTTTCGCTTTCACAGACCTTGAGTCTCAAGAGTGGAGAAACTTCGACGGTGTGTTTCCGTCTTACACTGGACAAGCGTACTTGTCGTGGCAAAGCCCGCATCCCGCCTCTTACACCGAAATTGAACTACGGTGCCCCGATGGCTCCTCTGTAACAGGCTCAGCGTCGCTTTATGTGTCGTCCAGCCCTCCCGAAAACGACGACGACCCCTACTGCTCAGATCCGGTATGGATCTTACAAGGTGCTTCCAATGTTGCTTCCGACGCTAACGGGCAGTACTTCAAGTTTTCAATTCCTGAACCCTCGTACAACCGTGGGTGGAAAGTAGTATGGACGGATACCAAAGTGGCGATCAATCGGGTGCTTGTGAGTGGTACCCTGTCCTTGCTTAGAAAGCCAGCAGCAGCAACCTCCGTTATCAACCTAGTTGCTTATCCTGAAAACAGCGTACCAAAAACCGTTAGGAACAGCACAGGAAAGGAAGTACCGGTTACTCTGTGCAAACTGGCCTACGTGAGTATTGACGGGGCTTACCGTGTTGAAAAGATCACAGACCTGAGAGAGGTGGTTCACACAGACCACCAGCCCCTGGCTGATTGGCTTACACGTGCCCTGGATACAAATCTTATCAACCTGTTCTCACAGGTGAAAGGGTACTCTTCTGTGTGGATGAGCCCGCAAAACTGCATGAGACATGAGTACGCCACTTTGCAGAACAATCTTGTAGCAGTGAAGGAGTGAAATGACCGACTTAAACCCCTCGTTCAGTATTAGTGACTTTGAGGACTACGGAACCACAAACCTATATCTAACTGCCGAGCAACTCAACTCAGTGGCTCTAACTGAGAGCCGTGTAAACGACCAGCTTGACTGGCTCGCCCAGCTTTTGGGCTGGAGCGGTCCTGAATACTGGTCCAACCTAGCCTCGACAGTCTCCCAAAAGCGAAATCTTTTGACGGGATCCTTCGGTGTGTACAACGGGTACATTCACCCAGAAGTTGTCGAAGTTCGCAACTGGAACGGCACAGTAATTATAAAGGCAGACCCACGGATACAAGTTGGTCAGACCTTTTACTTAGGAGACTTTTCGTACCTGTTGGATGATGTGTCTCAAGATGGGGCCAATTATGCCCTAACTTTCGAAGGTTTGGGTGAGCAGTTCTTCACTGACCTTTCGGAAAATAAGCAGCTCAAGGTGATGGCTCCTGGCGCTCTGCCCAGCCCGTTCTTTCGCCCCGAACCGGGTTCGACCGCCGACGCCTCCTTCCTCTGCGAAGTCCAAGGTTCCAACCTTGTCCTATTCCCGAAGCATGACACCGCGAGGACGATACCTTACAAGTTTAACACATTTGTAGCAGGTGCACGGTACTTTTTTAGTCTCCCTGTAACTTTCACCGCATCGTTAGTATCAATTGACCCGACCTACGACTTTTCGAGGGAGAGTTGGTACCTTGATATTCCCTCAGATCTTTCCTCTAACGGGTTCGGTCTCGAAGGGGAGCTAACGTACGAAAGTTCCACCTTGCGAGTGAGGGTATCCCCTTGGTCAAACCCTTCTGACTGGGCCACTCCAGAAAAGATCGATAACTTTTACGGAGTATGGTCGAACAAAGGTGGAAGGTTGCCCTTTAACTTTGTTTTTGATGCCCTAGGTATCCACGGGTTTAACGAAAAGGTCTCTGTCCATACGAGCGATGTTGACAAGTACGTAAGTTTTTACGATGTCTTGGCTTACATAGAAAGTGCGAGCGAGGGGCCAATTCCAGACTTTGGGGACTTTGGTGCCGCTGTAATTTACTGTGACGGAGTTAGAGTTTTTGAAGGAGTTTCTCACGTCTCCGACAGCTTCCAGTTTCTGTATGAAATTGACACACCATCTCAAACTTTTCGCTTTGTTTACACAGGTTCTGTGGGAGAGCCCGTAATAAGCATATCTGACTCTCTAGCATCCAATTTCAACTGCAAAATATCCAACCTCGTACTCAGTGGCCGCACTCACTATATGTCTCCAAATGTGGCAGATAGCGGGACCCTCTTAAGGCCATGGAAAAGTGAAGCTTTGCAGGTAATTAGCTCTCCAAGCGAACTTGAGCTTCTTCGGAGCCCTAACTCTCTTCGGGCCGACACAAACCACGGACCTAGTGACCCGAACTGGGAGCGGTACTTTGTGCGCCTCCCCCCTGCGTACGGGAGAGACGAAAAAACCTGGCAGAAAGTAAACCTAGTCTGTCAGAATTTCGGGTACTGGGGTTCTTCCCCCAACCCCGAGAAAATGTCGTGCCCCCTGGAACAGTCGGAGCCGCTCGTGTACGAACAAGTAGTTTTGTACGGTGGTGAGAGGGGGTTGCTGCCGTTTTTGTACTCGGAACCTTACCTGTTCTCAGATATTTTGTACGGTCAAGGGACGTCGGACGACTACGACAATTCGGATATTGCCCCTGGTTTTGACACTCCCTACGATGACTTTGACGAGGCCGAGCTTGTGAGCTACGACCTTCTTCACAGTCGCACAGCAAACACTTCCTTACCTGGGGAGACTTACGGTGACTGGGATGGGGAGTACTTACGCTCGCCTTCCTCTGAGAACTTACGTGGATTCCTCGTCAATGATCTCAAGGAAGAAACACTCGAAGTCGTTCCAGCACCAGTGTGGGACGCGAGCATCTATAAGTACCCGCCAATTTGCAAAGACGGGAGTGCATCCTCAACTGTCGACGCGAATCACTACAAAGTGGGGTACTCACTATTTGCAGCCGATCTGTCTGCGTCAGAAGAAGGCGTTTTCGACTTTGAGACTTGACGGGTAAAAACTCTTAGCTACCTTACTGAAATGACCACACGAAGAAAAAGTACCCCCGACACAGAAACAGTTCCCCCAGATAACACCGAGGAGACAACCACTGTGACAACTGCACCTGAACACCCTATCGAGGAACTAGGCGAGTCTCACCTGGAGCCTCACCAGGAAATCCCTCAGGAGGACCACCCTGAAGCAAGCTCTGAGGAGCCCCCGGTAAAAGAAGCAACGGTGGCACCACGACCACCCGCACTCGCTAAGCGACTACCGTCAAAAAACACTCCGAAGTTTTCCCTCAAGATACGGTAAACTATGGCCCAAAGCCTGAGAAACATTCCATGGATTCGACAACAGGCCGAGATGGCGAAAGCCATCGAAGCCAACGCGAGGTACGCCGGGTCACCCAGGGGAACTGTTCGTGGAACGATAATTAGTGTTGAGGACCCTGAAGACTTGGGAAGAGTCAAGGTGCTGTTCGACGCCATGAACCCTCAGGATATTCCGTCAGTCGAAGGTGCAGGGGAATTTTCTTTACCAAGGCCAGGAGAGTCAAGCAACTTGTCACACTGGCTCGATGTTTCCCCAGCATTTAAGGGAAAGCAGCCGAAGACACTCGAAGGAAAGAGAGTGAATATTTCTTTGAGCAACGGGGAGTACCACTATGCAGTTTTGCAAGACGTGCTGTACGACCCTCAGAATTTGACCGACGGCTCTCAGCAAGCTCTACAGATTCCGAGCAACAGCACAATGACTCGGCTGCCGATATACGAAGCTGGCGGTCTGCCCCCGGCGTGCAAGGAGAACCACGGCTGCACTGTTGTTGAAGAAAATGGTCCAATGAACTCAGATTGGGTGTGTATTTGTCTGAAGAGAGACGGACAGTACATATGGGTAAGGCACGCAGATTTGGCGCACGGGCACGCAGGCGGAAACGATGTTACATCGCAGGTTGACTCTGCTGGAAATCGTCTCAGCCCTGGACAAATGGCTGCAACATACGACCACGTTTTTGTTACAAGTCATCAGGAAATGAAAAAAGAGGGGCGAACCGGGTACTCTACTGCCCCTGCCGGTAATCCTTGGGGGTCTGCTGCAGCGTGGGCACCGCCCCCGATGAGCACGATACAAGCTTTCAAGTTTGTGGAAGGGCCTTTGTTCAGCCAAGACACTGCCCTTAGCTTTGCACGAAATTCTGGGTTTATCGATAATATTACCGGGTCGTTCATAACCACCTACAACCCTGACATTCTCGCCGCAGTCGAGAGTGTCCCAGGGTCGAATTTTACGAAGACAGCGATTCAGCAAGCACAAAAAGTTCTAAACTTCTCAGAAGTTCTTAGAAAAGTCATAGCAGACCCCACCGACTTTGTGAAAAATGCGGCAGAGAAGTCGCTGCCTTCCTATGTTCCGGGTGCCACCAAGTTTGTCATCTCGACGCTTCAGAACCCTGCGGCAACAATAAAAACTGTTTTCTCTAAGCTACCTTCCTTACCCAACCCCTTCAAATGACGTTCACCGAGGATTACGACCCAGGCTTTGTCAACTCTCCGGGGTTCGGCCAGAGTGCTACAAACCCATTGGCACCAGTGTTCTACAAATCTCTCGGAGTAGTTGAGAACCTCTGTGTATACGACTCAATTTACGCTGCTAACTCCGTGAATGCGCACGTTTCCTTTTCGATTGGAAAGAGTTTTTTGAGCCAGAAAAGATTCTTTGTTGCGGTGCCCACAACTTTTCTTGAGCCGGTGACTTGCGAACAGGACCTGAGAGTCGAAGCAATAACCAACACGGATCGGCTCATTGTGGACGGAAAAGAGTACCGAGACCGGGTTATTGTCGCTAGGAACGGAACTTTCCACGCACTGGTGAGAGTCTAATGGCAGTACGTCGCCCATCGGTCTATCGCCAAGGGGAATTTATCTTTCAGGACTTCTTGTACTTTCAGGACGGGGCAAGTGAGCTGCGGTATGTCCTAGGAAAGTATGATGGGGAGCCCTACGAGTCCGTTGCTCAAACTTTCGATTACCCCTCACCAGGTTTAAGGGGAGGGAGCATAGCATCCCGAGTAGACTACACAGTGAGCGGTAAGTTGCTCACGATAGACAATTGGGAAGTCAACTGGAGAGACGAGTGGCCCCTTCGACTGGCCTTTCAATTCCTTATAAATTGTCTCTACTCCCCCGCCCAAGGGTACTCGGTGCGAGCTCACAAGGATATCTACTCGTTTTGGGTGTCCGAGAATCTCTCTCCCGTGTCAAACGACCCGAAAGACTTCCTGCTGCGTTGACTACCTAGACCAGGTCCGCAAAGGGTAAAATAAAAAGATAAGGGTGAAAACACTCCCTGAAATTTTCACAACATCAGACATGAACAAACTCGACCACTGTTACCTCGAAGCCCTCTCAGAAGCACTGAAAGGTAACTTAGGCGAAGCTTTAGAACTCCGCAATGAAGCGGATGCGTTAGCATCCGAAGGTTTGTCCTTCTCTGAAAATTACGGGAACAAATACCCATTCATTGAAGAAGCTGTGAACACTTTACTTGATTCGTACGAATTCACTCGCTGCGTGAAACCGTCCGGTGAAGCGTACGGAACAGCGGGGCAGTGCAGAAAAGGATCTGAAGAAGCTAAACCGGTAAAGGCGACTTCTCCCGCCAGGCGAACCAAGGTAGAAAGAGACATGGCTGCCCAAGCCACTCTCAAAAGACTCGCAGCCAAAGGTCCGGATACTTCCGTAAGAAAGCAGGGTGACAGGGTAGTGGTCAGTAAGGGGTCTGAGTTCAAGGCTGTTCTACACCCCGAGCACCACACTGCCCTTGGAAAGTTAAAGGAGGGGGAAAGGTTCAAATTTAAGGACGAAAGTGGCACCCATTGGTCGGCGACACGGTCCGGAAATAGTATACGCTTAGAGGGGGGAGATACAAGGCATGGAAGCAAACCTTACATAATGTCAATAGGTAGGGACAAACTGATGTGAGGTAGCTTTCGTGGGGCTTCGACTTCCCTTAGACAGCAGGGTAAAACCTTGTACAAGGGAAGAGCCGAATGTCAGTTCCGCAGATAAAGGAGGCCATACTCTCAGCACCGAGTACGGTTGTCCTGTACTTCGATAGCCCACTTGACACTCGGGTCAGTGTTCCCATAAGTTCCTTCACTGTGAACTACGGCCAGTACGGAGTAGAGACATTCGTGTACTCCTCGGACACAATGGTGTCCCTTGGCCTAGACAGCTGTTTGTCTGCTTGGGACGAGGTGTTTGTTTCCTATGAGCCCCCCGTCGCCTTAGCGTCCTGCATGAGGGGGCCAGTTCCCTCCACAGCTAGTGATGTTGAAAAGAAAAGAAACGCAGTACGAGGCTTTTACCGAGTTTCGGTCCGAAACACACTTACGCCAAGCGAGCAGACAGAAAGCTCTCGCAAGGGTTCCAACCTTGGGCAGACTATTGGCGGTTACGGCTATCCGCATCAAGATCGCTCAGGTGTTTTAACGCCAAACAGGTCCGACCCGCGTAGCGCGTCTCCCGACGATTTCATTATCGCTTACGGACTCAAGGAAGCCGTACAACTTACAAACATTGACGACGCGAGTGCAAACTCGGTGAATGTTGCCAAGATGCGAATGGCAATCGAGGATGCAAACGCTCTCATAGACTCATACATTGAGCAGTCAGGGAAAGCGGGAAAGGTCCTAATTACGAGCAACCGCCGCCGAACAGCACTGATTATAGCCCGATACTACCTGGATAATGTCCGGAGAAGAGAAGATGTTTTCAAGGATTACACCGAAGCACTAAAACAACTCGACGCTGAACGAGAAATGACTTCGGTTCGTGCGGGCCACGGTGACTCAGCTATCGATACGAAAGCTGGGATCATGCGTTCTTGGCGCGTTCCCCAACGGTACAACGGAGTTTCAGGTAAAGGTTTCGGCGGATGGAACACGGACATGGCGGGAGACCAGGCTCCGGACTTTCGTGCTGGTTTCGGGGCAACGGGGCAAAACAACTCTGAAACTAACTGGATCTCAGCACGAAACTACGAAGACTTAGGTGGGACTCCACAAATTACAGAGCCGAACGACGCAGGCGGCTATCGCGTTAACGGCTCTGATACGATCTACCCTTAAGTCCTAACCTAAATGGAACTGAATACAATAACTAAAATAGAGCAATTCCTCTGCGACTCTCTTATTGCCTCCCCCCTCATACCAATTGGGGTTAATGTATTGCGTTTGGCTGACGCGGTTGAGAATGAGGGCGTTGTAACTCAGACGAACAACATTGTTGTGCGCTACGAAAGCTCAACAAGCAATGTTAAAAACCGAGTGCCTTTCATATACGAAGACACTCTCAATTTCGAGCTTAACTTTTCGTGCCAAAACTACCTGACGAGTTCCGGACACGACTTTGCCACGCAACTCCTCATGGGCGCAAAAATCACACTGTCGGGGAGTGCCCCTTCGGGTGCTTACGTGCAAGTTTTGGAACCTTTTCGATGCTCTACGTCCCAGTTCACAGGCTTAAGCCCGGAGTCCCAGTACACCTACACTCAAAACTGGTCCGTAACTATCGAGGAAACCCTGCCGTATATCGCACTCGACCCCTGTGTTCAACGTGGTGATTGCCGCCAAATTTTTCCCACTCTAAATGTCCTAACTTCTTTGCCTTTGGCTGGTGTCCTCGATGAAGCAACGGGGAGTGTGTATGTGCCGTGGTACCCTGAAACGAATCCCCTGGAGGCTGCGTTCACAGACGCACTCGGAGTGCAGTGGAGCGAAGAACTTACGCAGTCAGGAGATTGGGTCTATGTTCGCAGCCCGAGTGAAGTATTCCTCGAAGATCCTTTAAATCAGCCGATCTACTTGCTAAGTAATAAGAATTTCACGGCGGACGGTCGCTTGGTTGTAACAATTTGGAACGCCACAACAAAGCAGCCCATAAAGGAAGTTTTCTACGTTAACTCCGGGAAAAAGCTTGCTCGTTACGCTGTGGATCTTTGGAGGAACACGGTTTCCGGTGCGACTAAGGGGGGGATAGACCCTCTAAGTGTGAAAGATGCGTCTTGGTCTTCGGGACTCACTTTCGGGGAGTTCGCAGTTGTAAGGGGGGCGAATCAAACCTTGTACTCGGATCCTCTGGACCCGAATGGCAAGTTGCAAACTTTGATGGGCGGAGCACTCGTCGGTGTGAAGCCAGACACGTTTATTCAAACACCGCAGGGACGGTTCTACTTTGTAGCCCAGTCTCCGCAGGGTAAAGGTTGGTTGATACAAGATTCCTTCGAGCTTGCGTCGATTAATTCCTTGTGGAAGCTCGGCTGTATTCCTTGCGAAGGCGGACCAAATCCTCCGAGTCTCTGTTAAGTATGGCAACTCCCGCACAGCTCTGGGCACAGTATGACGTTGCCGTTAAGTCCAACAATACAGCCTTGGCACAGGCGATCCTTAAACAATTGCAAAACTTCAAGAGTTACCCAACTTCAAATACAGGGTGCTCACGATGCAGAAAAACACTATGACAACAAATTCGAACGACAAAATTCTGAGGCAGAAAGAGACCCTTGCCGCAGCAGCATTGCAGGTTGCTGAAGACGCTCTTGAGCTGCTTCAAGACCACTTGGAGGATTGTAGTACTCGGGATCTTGTGACCGTGTTCAACTCGGCTGTGAAAGCACACCGCGAGATTGTGTCGGATATTGTGAGTCTGACCGATTCGGAGAGCAAACAGGAGCAGATCCTGGCGAAAGAATATAACGGGACACTTACGAAATTGCTGAAAAATCTTGAGTGAGAGCACCTTTAACAGAATATAACGGTGTAACATGAACTTTCGCCCCCCGTCTATAACACACGCTTCTCAGCTAGAGGAAAAATCCCGGTGGAGAAAATATACGAAGGGTATTCGAGAGCTTGAACTTCTTGAAGCACCTCGATCTGTAATTCAGGAGTTCAGGTTTAAGGCTGCCCGAGATTGTTTCCTGGCCTTTTGTGACATCATGAAAAATGGGGACTTAAACGTTTCCCCCTTTCACGAGATCATTGCAAGTGCCTTTGAGGATCTTTACGAACGTCGATACAATCGGCTTATTATTTCGTGCCCCCCGCGTTCAGGAAAGTCTATGCTTTCCACAATGTTCCTGGCGTGGTTGCTCGGAAAAGACGAAAGAACCCAACACATCTTGGCTTCCTACGGGGCTTCTTTATCTCAAAAGTTTCACAGAGAAGCTGTCGTAATGATGAAGACTCCCTCGTTTAGGAAGGTCTTTCCTGAGTTTTCAGGATTTAACCGTGACTCGAAATATGATTTAGTGGGTGGTGGTTATGTACTTGCGACATCCGTTGGAGGTATTCTCACTGGGTTCACGTCTGGAACCATAGACATGGAATCCACGGGTATTGGTGCAGCACTAATTGACGACCCATTGAAATCTTCTGACTCTAAAGCAGCGCTGGAAAATTTAGAAAGTTGGTGGGCAGAGCAAATGTCCACACGAAGAACAAACCACTACGCTCAAGTTATTATAGCAACCCGTTTTCATGAAAAAGACCTTCACGGGGTCTTGATGGATGGAGATGGTTTATACGACCCGGAAGATAATCCTTTTGGATGGAGGTGGATAAACATAGCAGGGCTCTGTGAAGACCCTGATAATGATCCGCTGGGAAGAGAGATGGGAGAAAGCCACTGGCCCGACAACCCCGCTTTCTCTGTTCCGATGCTTGAGTCCCAGAAAAAGATAATGGGTAGCTTTAAGTTCGCAGCACTTTACCAAGGGGTTCCTGTATCGGCTGAGGGACAGATTGTAAAGAATAGCTGGGTCAAGGTAATTGAGGAGGAAGACTGCCCTCCCCTGGACGTTGTATGGTTTGGAGTTGACTGCGCTTTCTCCGAGCGAGAGAAAGCAGATGAAAGTGCAATCTGCGTCGCGGGCATAAACACTCGTAATCCAGATACTGTTTACATTCGTGAGATTGTTAAGGGTAAGTGGGGCTTTCCTGACCTGATTGACTCGGTAAAGCAACATTACGCCTTATACAACGCAAAGGTATTATGCATTGAGAAAGCCGCATCGGGGCACTCTCTCATTCAAATGCTGAAGCGAGAGGCTAAGATACCTATCGAGGAAATGAGGCCGCTGAAGTCAAAGACGACACGTCTTCAGGCAGTCTGCCCTTTACTCGAAAACCATCGCGTTATACTGGTTCGAGGACTATGGACTGACGCGTTCGTAAAGGAACTAACTTCTTTCCCGTATGTTAGCCACGACGATAGTACTGACGCCATGGTATGGGCGCTGACTTACTACTCGCTCAAAATTGACTCTGTGGATCGGGGTATACAAGACTCGATCATTCAGAGTCGAAAATGGGCTGGTGACCTACGCAGACCGATGTTCAGAGACGGTCAATCCTACGGTGGGCTTTTCGAAGAGCGAATTGTATCGGTCGGGGGCCGAAGAGTCCCCCGCAGTACGGGCTTAAACGACCCTGACCCCCAGTCTGCCGAGACACTTGATAGGGGCATTTTCCGGGGTGGCCGCAGCCGAGGTCTTCGGAGCGGATCCGGCTACGACCTTTTTAATTAGCTCAATCCAAGACAACACAAACACAACCACAAGATGTCACTTAAAAACCAAAAAAATAACGCACGCTTCTCAGCTAGCAGAGCACTCAAGCTGGAGGAGCTACCGACGAAAACTCCTTGAGCTGAAACTTGAGGGGTTACCTCAAGAAGCGTTCGCTAAGGAAAGTGCGAAAAGTAGCTTTCTTGCTTTCTGCGATCTTGTGTCCGGTGCAGGAGGTTTCGCACTCGAAAACGCACCGCTCGATACAAAAGCGTACGAAGTGATAGGGTCCGCCTTTGAGGACATCGCCGAAGGAAGGTACCCAATTCTCCTCGTGTCAATGCCACCACGATCAGGAAAAACCACTCTGGGGGTTCACTTATTGTCCTGGCTCTTAAGGAAAGACTCTACTGTTAGTCATGTCGTAACTTCTTACGACCAAAGTGCATCCAGATTTGCAGCAAGTAGGGTGAAGGAACTGATTAGTACTCCTTCCTCTGGAGGGATTTTTTCGAAAGTTCAGTTGGAACCGCACCATGTTTCGCCGTCTGCTCCTGGGAGTTCTGTGTGCGGTCTCGCCTACGGGGGATTCAGAGGGGCCGGAGTTTGGTTGATCGATGACTACCATAAGTATATGGGTAATGGTGTTAATAGTGAATGGGTGGAGCAAATTGGAACCCTGGGAGTAGCGAATAGGGCCACAGTTGTTCTCGGGTCTCGAAGAGGTGAGGGGGATATTTTCAGCTACTTTCTGGAAAAGTACGGTGTCTTTGACCCAGGCTCAAACCCGAACGGAGCCGTTCACATTAACTTATCCGCCATCATTGAGAGCGAAGAAGAAGCCAAGGTTGATATTCTAGGTAGGAAAGTTGGGCAGGGTATCAATGACGCTCTTTCCTTCCGAGACCCCACATTTAGCCCGAAGAATCTACAGGACTTACGGAAAACAATCGGAGATGTAAAGTTCTCGTGGTTGTACAAAGGGGTGTCCAACACTGGGTTCGGAGTCTGCTCTGAGATCCCACACCTGGACAAGGTTATTATATCTATTGACCCCTCTTGCTCGCCAGGCAACGCGGATATGACTGGGATTTGTGTGGCTGGATCCACGAAGGAAAAGGACTGTGTGTACGTTCTCGACGCGTACCAGGCGAATTGGGACTTGGAGACTGTTGGCGTAATTGTTTCTCTGGCTGCCAAAGCATACGGCGTGACAGAAGTTGTTATCGAGTCGTCCTGGGCGAGTAAGCACTGGAGACAGTACCTAGAGAAGCTAGGTTTACCTGTTCGAGTGAGCAAGGAGAGAGTGGTGGCTAAGGCACTTGCGATCAATCTAATGGTAAAGTCGGGGAAAGTAGCATCCAACTCAGATATACACAACGTGTTGTTTAAAAGTTGGGAGTGCATTGGATCGTACTCAGATATAATGGATGCTATTTTGGTTAGTTTCATGGAACTGCTTCCACCTGCTGTTTAATTCCGGTGTAGATTGCGATTCGCAACCGCACAAAAAGTTGCTGTTGTTTCTCAACAGTTAAAATGGCTATTTCACCAACTGATAAAAACACTGCAATAATGCAGGAGTTGCACGGGACTCGTTGTCTCATTACAGACCCTGCCTCAGACAGGTACCTTGACCAAGCTAAGAAAAGACCCCAGTATGTGATCCCAGAAGACTCCTACTCTCGGTGGTGTGGCGGGGCTGACGGTTTCGATCTATTCGTAGAAAGGATTCACGAGTGAGTTGAACGCCACACTTCAGTCAAAAAAGGGGGGCCAACGGGTAAAACTAGCCCGTAGGGTTTCCCTTTCACAATAAACTCTACCATTCGTTTCGAAAAAGGGGGAGGATTATGTAGTCCTGGTTATCAACGAAGAATACAAGCTATCCACTGTTGTCAAGTCCTCTTATACCATGTTGAAAAGTCGAGACAAGCGCAAGTCACGTCGCGCTGAAACAGCTCAAACGGTTGAACGTTCCTATGGCCGGGGTATGGATGTCATACCCTTCTACTCAAAGTCTGACCGCCAAGAAGATCTTTGGACTTCTTTGAATAAAAATACAGTTACCATAGCTATTGGACCGTCCGGAGTTGGGAAAACTCTTGTGGCTCTTTGGTGGGGTTTGACTGAGATTTCAAAAGGTAATATACAGAAAGTTTACTACATTCGAAGTGATGTAGGATGCTCTCATCAAAGAAGTAGGGGTGCCTTGCCTGGAACGCTTGAGGAAAAGATGAAACCTCTTGTTGGGCCAGTATACGACAATTTGGTTGTAATGACTAAGAGTAGGGGGGCTGCTGACTACTTGGTTGATAAGAAAATTGTAGAGCCCACTCTTCTAGAGGACTTACGGGGAAGATCGCTAAATGAGTGTCTGATTCTTTTTGATGAGGCTCAGAACTCTATGCCCGAAAACGTCAAAACCGTCATTAGTAGGGTTGGAAAAGATTCAAAAGTTATCATTACAGGGGACACTAGACAAATTGACCTCGATGTGTTTAAACCTGAAAACGGACTCTTAGACTGCTACCATCGACTTTCCTCCATTCGGGGTGTAGGGAGAGTTAAGTTTGAAAGGGAAGATATTGTAAGAAATGGGATTATAGCGGAAATCCTGGAGGCTTACGAGGCTTAGTAATTCGTACCTTAGCTAGGTAACACGACTGAGACAAGGGGCCGAAAGGCCCCTCTTTTTTCGGGGCAGGTTGAGGGTAAAATTCATCATAGCCAGCAAAACAATAGCACCGTGATTTGTGCCCCGCCAAAGACCAGCCCTGAGGCAAAACCATGAGGAGAGACACTCGCTTCCCTCGCCCCGACCGCTTGGCCTTAGAACAAAGCCTGCCACCTGGCTCCCTCAGCCACCCTCAATCCTACGGGGTATGGTCCGTTTTCTTGCAGTGTGACGATCCCTCAGATGTCGCACACAAGTTTCGTTCGTATCGCGACAGCAGCCTTTGCACAATCCCTCGCGAGCAACTCCGAGCAATGCGAGACACTTTGGTTCTTGGAA